GTAAAATCTTACGCCCAGAAGCATTGGTGACAGCACGTTACAACGCTGCTTAATCAAGTTAAACTTAGAGGCTGGCTTAATGCTGGCCTCTTTGTGCATCTTTAAACCTATTATAAGGACATTTCCAAATGGCAATCACAACGGCAATGTGCAGCAGCTTCAAGCAAGAGCTTCTTGGGGGTGTTCACGATTTAGACACTCATACTCTAAAAATAGCTCTAATTAAATCCTCAATGTCAGGCACTTATGGTGCAGCTACTACAAACTATTCTGACGTTACAGGTAATTCAGATGAAGCTACTGGCACAAACTATTCAGCAGGTGGACAAAACTTAGATAGTGCTACGATATCACTATCAGGAACTACCGCCATAGTAGACTTTGCAGATGAAGTCTTTTCAAACTTGACTATCACTGCAAGAGGTTGTATTATATATAACTCCTCAGCAAGTAATAAAGCTATAGCGGTATTTGACTTTGGTGGTGACGTTAGCGCAACAAGCGGTGACTTTACTATTGTGTTCCCAACAGCAGACGCATCTAACGCTGTTATCCGCATAGCTTAAAGGTATATTACAATGGCACTAATTACAAAAGATCGTATAAAAGAGAGTACAACAACCACAGGTACAGGAGCCTACTCCTTGGGTGGTGCTGATGCTACCTTTGATACGTTTGCATCATGTATGTCAAATGGTGACACAGCTTATTATGCCATTGCACATACCACACCAAGCACAGACGAGTGGGAGGTAGGAATAGCCACATGGAATACTGGCAACACTCTCACTCGTACTACTGTTTTAGCAGGTTCTAATGGAACTAGTGCAGTAAACTTTAGCGCTGGTACTAAGAATATTTTTATGACTGTACCTGCAGACCAGACACGTCTAGGTCTTACTGCAACTACTGCAGAGTTAAACTTTACAGATGGCGTTACTTCAAACATACAGACACAGTTAGACGCAAAACAACCTTATCATACTATTGCAGTTACAGTTGTTAACTCTGGTGGTAACAAGTATGCACTAGACGGAACAGTACAACAGACTGCATTAATACCTAAGTCTGTAACTGTAAGATTTGATCAATCAGATTCAAGTAATGCTGGACACCCTCTAAGGCTCTCAACAACTTCAAATGGTACACACGCATCAGGTTCAGAATTTACCACAGGAGTCACGGTTGTGGGAACTCCGGGAAGTGCTGGAGCGTATACACAGGTAACCTTAGAGCAGGACGCACCAGACGTACTATATACGTATTGTACAAACCACTCAGGCATGGGTGCTACTGTATATAGTGGTAAAGACCTGAGTACACTAACCTCTACTGTAGCTGAATTAAATATACTAGATGGTGTTACTTCAACGGCTGCAGAACTAAACATACTAGACGGTGTTACAGCAAGCACTGCTGAGTTGAATATACTAGATGGTGTTACTTCAACGACTGCAGAATTAAACATACTAGACGGTGTGACATCTACTGCTGCAGAACTTAATATTCTAGACGGTGTAACATCTACTGCTGCAGAGCTTAATATTCTAGATGGTGTTACAGCCACTACTGCTGAACTAAACATCATGGATGGTGTTACAGCAACAACTGCTGAATTAAATTATGTAGATGGTGTAACCTCAAATATACAAACACAGTTAGATTCAAAATTAGGTGGAGGAAGCCTTAGTTCAGATTTAACTTTTGCTGCTGGTGCAGACATTATTACTGCTACAGCAGGAACAGATAACACTAGGATAGGTGATGGTGCAGGTGCTGCTATTGCTTCTGGTGGTAATCATAATACTCTAGTTGGTAAATCTGCAGGAGCAGCTATAACAACAGGAGATTACAATACTTGTATAGGTTCTGTTGCAGGAGCCGCTACGACTACGGCAGATTGGAACACCTTTGTTGGTTATGAGGCAGGAAATGACAACACTACAGGAACTCAAAATACATTTGTAGGAGCAAGAGCAGGTGATTTAAACACAACAGGTGGTTATGGCGTTGCTGTTGGTGTAAATGCATTAGGAGCAAACACCACCGCATCTTACAATACTGCTGTTGGTTATAGCGCATTACAAGCTAATACTACTGGAACATACAACACCGCCATCGGATTCCAATCTCTTAAAGCAGCTACTACAGCCGACAACAATACTTGTATAGGCCATAATGCAGCGACCAATGTTACTACAGGCCATAGTAATATTGTTATGGGTAGTAATGCATTACAATCAGATACTACAGGTTATGCTAACGTTGCTATTGGGCGTGACGCATTAGGACTTAATACTACTGGTAGTTATAGTGTTGCTGTAGGAAGAAGCGCTCTCTATAGTACTGTAGATGTTGGATCACAGGTTGCTGTGGGTAGAGAGGCTTTATATAGTCAAACAACAGGCAATGGAAAAAATCAGGCTTTTGGATATGCGGCAGGGTACAGTATTACTACTGGCTATTACAATACTCTTGTTGGACACAGTGCTGGTCTTGACATAACAACTGGCTATTACAATACTCTTGTTGGTCACCAAACAGGTCAGAATATAACAACAGGCTATAGCAACGTTGGTGTAGGTGATGATGCTATGCCTACAGTAACAACAGGCTATCAAAACATATCTATTGGTCGTTATGCTGGGTATGGTTCAACAACAGGATCAGGCAACACGCTCATTGGATACTTATGTGGTTATGCAGGTGGTCAATCAAACCAAATATCAACAGGCTATGGCAATATTTTATTAGGCGGATACACTAACTTGTCTGCTGGAACAAATAATTATTCAATAGTTATTGGTAATAGTCTTACTGGTAAAGGCACAAGCACAGCCTATATTGGCGGGACTAGTGGGATTTATGGTCAGCACAACAGTATTTATTGGAATACAGTTTCAGACCGTAGAATAAAAAAGAATATTACAGATAGCTCTGTTGGTCTTGACGCTATTAAAGCGATAAAGGTTAGAAACTATGAGTATAAAACTGAAGCTGAACTTTCTGAAATTGAAGCAGATGGTCTTAGCAAGAATGATATTGTTGATATATCGGGTGTACAGGTTGGAGTTATAGCTCAAGAATTACAAGCTGTATTACCTACCTGTGTAACCACAGCAAGTTCAGGAGTTCTTTCAGTAAATCCAGATGCTTTACAATGGGCAATGGTTAAAGCCATTCAGGAATTATCAGCAAAGAATGATGCATTAGAAGCTAGAATAGCTACATTAGAAGGATAAACAAATGAGTGATACACCAAGCGCAGAAAAAATTGCAGCAAATTACGCAGCAATGTTAGACTCCGTAGCTATTATTAACGGTAGTAAACCAGACGTGGTTGGAATGACAGATGCTGAGTGGACTGCTAATGTTGAAGCAAACAAAGAGCATCTTAGAATGATGGTAGCTAAAGATTACTGGACTACGGAGGATATGACCACTATAAATGCAGCGATTGCATAACAAAAAATAAGGAAAAAATAAATGGCAAAAAATAAAAAAGAAACCATTACAGTAAATGATAGAGAATACAAAGTAAGTGCTTTAAATGAAGAACAAAGAATATATTTAGATCATTTGCAAGACCTAGATCGTAAATTAAATTCTGCTAAATTTAACTTAGATCAACTTATGATAGGCCGTGAAGCTTTCGTTCACAAGTTAGCTACATCCCTAGAAAAAGAAAAAATCCCTCCAGAACCAATAGTAAACCCCGATATTTAAAGGCACTTGTAAATGCTAAGTTTTGCAGCACATTCAGAATTACCTATAGGTGAATTTGAATCTTCTCCACATAGAAATGTTGCACTTACAGGTGTAGTCGGTACAACTGGTACTCCGGGAATAAGTGTAGGTGGAGATAGGGCAGTAGCTCTTGTAGGTAGATTTGCTACTGGTGTTGTACAAGACGCATTAACAACAGCTACCGTAATTGCTAAAGGCAATGTAACTCCAACTGGAGTTGTTGGTACTTCTGCTGCTGGTGCTGCTGATGGTATTGGCTTTATCTCTACAAGTGTAACAGGTGTATCTGGTACTTCTGCTGTTGGTTCTGTTGATGGTGAGGGTAAACATACACTATCATCTTTAGTAGCAACAAGCGGCTTGGGTATTAGTGTTACTGCAGAAGCTAATTTTACTATTGCTTCAGTTTCAGCTACCGCAACCTTTGGTGACTTTGCAGATGAAGATGCTCAAGGTAGCACTCCAATAACAGGCGTGACTGCTACTGGTGCAGCAGGGTGGAGAAGCAATGACCCAGATATACCTAATGGTATATATAGAGCGCCAGAAGTTGTATTTCTAAATACAGACTTTAGAAGAACAGCAACAGTAAATATTGTACCTTACAAAGAGTACAAGGTATATGTAACACGTAGATAAGGATTTCTTATGGCATATAAATGGCCTAATAAAGACCCAGATGAGATTGCTGATTTCAGTGTTGATTGGTCACGCTTCTTAGGAACAGATACAATAGCAAGTGTTGTGTGGTTAGCAGATGACACGTTGCTAACTATTAATGTTTCTTTAAATGGACTTAGTAACGAGATAATTTTAATACAGCCAACTAATACAGATACAGTTGCAACTGCACGTTTTGCAGGTGGGGTAGATGGTAAAAGGTATAAGATTACTTGTAGAATTACTACAGCAGATGGAAAAGTCTTTGAAAGAAATATCTTTTTAAGGGTTAGGAGTACTTAATAATGGCTTACGATTTTATTGGCCTAGTTAATGATGTGTGTGGTAGACTCAATGAAGTTAAACTAACAACTTCTAACTTTGCAACAACTACAGGCTACTACACTTTTATTAAAGAAGCTGTTAACTCTTCTATAAGACATATTCAACAAGAAGAATTTGAGTGGACATGGAATCACGTAGAGAATGAAATAACTTTAGTTGCAGGTACATCAAGAGAATCTTTTCCTACAGATGCTAAAGTTATAAACATGCAGTCTTTTAGGATAAAAAGAAATGATACCATTGGTAACGGAACACAATACCTAAAAGAAATAACATATGAAGAATACCTAGAAAAATACGTAGACCAAGAGTATGACTCAGGTACAGCAAATAGAGGTATGCCTAGATTGGTTGCACGTGCGCCTAGTAGAGAGTTTATATTAATACCTGAACCTGACGAAGCTTACGAATTAGTTTATGAGTATTATTTACTTGGCTTTGATTTAGAGCAACACAATGATGTGCCTCAGATACCAGAACCTTATAGACACGTAATCATAAACGGTGCTATGTATTATGCGTATCAATTTAGAAATGATGCACAAATGGCAAACATGTCTCAGGTATTATTTGAAGATGGCATAAAACATTTAAGAAGCTTACACATAAATCGTTACAAAGAAATAAGAGACAGAAGAGTTAGTTTCTAATGGGTACAGGCTGGAATACATTTCCTATAGAGTTTAGAGGTGGCTTAATCTCTAACATGAGCTTACTGCAGCAAGGTATTAATGCTGTTGGTTCTGCTTCTACTTTACAAAACTTTGAAGTAGATAAAGAAGGTGGCTACAAAAAGATAAAAGGCTTTACTAAGTTCACAGATTTTACAATTCCAGGAACAGGAGATACTTTAGGACTCAAAGTAATATCTAATGCTAGAATAATTGCTGCTCGTAAAGTAGACTCTGCTACTGTAACAGAAAGACAAACTGCCACAGCTACCGTCAATGGTGCTACATCATCAACTACTGCATTAGTTCTTGACACTAACACTGCTACAGCCGTACTAAACGGTGCTGTTAGCTCTAGCGCTACACTAACTTTAGACAGAGCTAGAACTTTTACAGCAGTAACAGGTACGGCTTCTCTAGCTGGTTCCAGCGCTACGTTTGATATAACAAACACAAATGGTACTTACACAGCAGCAATAAATGCAGCAGGTACAGGTTTTAAGGTTAACGAAACAGTAACAGTAGTAGGTGCAAACTTAGGTGGTGCTACTTCGGCAAACAATGCAACTGTCACAGTTACTTCTGTTGGTTCCAGCACTGCCACGTATACAAATCCAACGCAGTCAGGATATGGTGGTTCTGGTACTAGCGCTACATTTACTGTCACTAAAACAGGTACTACATACGCTGTAGCTATTACTGCAGCAGGTTCAGGATTTGCAGCTAGTGAAACAATTACTATAGTTGGTACACAGTTAAACGGTGCTACAACAGCTAATGATGCAACTATAACAATAACTACAGTAGATGGATCAGGTGGTATAACAGGTGCTACCATAGCAGGTACAGGTTTAGCAGAAGGTCCAATAACAGGTGTTTCTATTGCTGGTACTGGTGTAACCTTTGACGGTACTATTACTAAAGGCATGCTTATAACTGGCACTGGTATTTCTGGTGAAGTAACAGTAAAGACAGTAACAAACCAGAATAGCATTATATTAGACAGACCAGTAACAATAGCGGATAACATCGTACTTAGCTTTATTACTAACATAAAAGCAGGTATGTTTGTAACAGGTACAGGTATATCTGGTACTGTTACTGTAGCATCAGTTACAAATCAAAACAATATAGTTCTTTCATCAGCACAATCTTTATCAGACAACACTGTTCTTACCTTTGGTGACCTCCTTGCTGCAGATGTAAACAAGACTGCGTATTACTACAGCACTGGTACAAACTGGATATTTACTGCTGTGAGTACAAATACAGGTGGAAGTAAGATAAACCACACTGATTTTAACTTTGATGGTACGGATAAGATTGTTTTTGTTGACGGTACAAGTTACCCCAGTATATATAATGTAAGTAATAATACACAAACAAATCTAACAGCAGCTAGTGCAAACATTAATACAGATGTACTGGGGGCAGAACGTGTAGTAATATTTAAGAATACAGCATTTTATACTAAAGGAAATAAGCTTTACTTTACAGCGCCTAGCACTGTAGATAATTTCTCAGTAGCAGATGGTGCAGGTGTTATAAACCTAAAGCACAACATTACAGGTATAATTGTATTCCGTGATCAATTAATTATTTTTACAACAGACACAGTAAGTAGGCTAACAGGTAGTTCTACTGCAGACTTTAGACTACAACCTATAACAGAAAACATAGGGTGTATAAACGGAGATACAGTTCAGGAAGTAGGTGGAGACATAATGTACCTTGCTCCTGATGGACTGAGACTATTATCTGCTACAGATCGTATAGGTGACTTTGCTTTGGATGTTGCCTCTGATAAAATAAAAGAGGATGCTTCCAACTTTTTAAGTGGTACTACTGCATACTGCTCTACTGTAATCAGAGAAAAGTCTCAGTATAGAGTTTTTTCTTACGTATCAAGTAGGGCGTCTTCTGCTTCTGATGGCTTGATAGCTACTAAAATATCAGCACAAGGGTCAGATGGTATTGAGTGGTCTACTACAAAAGGAATAAAAGCTAATGTTATAGATAGTACGTACAACATAACTAATGCTACAGAAACAGTAGCCTTTTCAAATAATGATAGTTATGCATATGTACTAGATTCAGGTAATACTTTTGATGGTGCAACTATTGAGGCTATTATGCAAACTGCATTCATGCCTATAAATGATCCACAGATTAGAAAAACTTTTTACAAAGCTGTTTTATTTATAGACCCAGAAGGCACTATTGATCTAGACTTTTCAGTCAAATATGATTTTGAATCTCTGCTAAGAAACGATATTTTACAACCAGATATAATAGAGATAAAAACAGCGATATCACCTTCTGTTGCAATCTTTGGTGGTGGTGCTTTATTTAACGCATCAGGTGGTGTAGTATTTAGCTCTAACTTAGAGAAAGTATATCCTGTAAATGTCATAGGATCAGGAGACACAATAGCGTTACGTATTGCAGATACAACAACAAATCCCTCTTTTACATTAGACACATGTGTGTTAGAATATAAACAAAACGATAGGCAATAAGGAAAAGTAATATGCCCAATGGATACACTAGACAGGATACTACAGGAGCGTTAGCCAACGGCAATCCTATTGATGCCGATTTGTTTAACAACGAATACAATGCAATAGAAAGTGCAATGAATGCTTCTACAGGACACAACCATGATGGCACAACTGGCGGTGGTGCTACTATAAATAAGATAGGTCCATCAAACGAGTTGGAGGCTGAATCTGGTGCAGTGTTTCCAAAAGTTAATAACCTAATAGATCATGGTAAAACAGGGTTACGTTTTAAAGATGGGTATTACGGTGGTACAGTTTATGCAGAAGATGTATCCGTAACTGATGATTTAACTGTAGGAGATGATTTAACTGTAGGTGGTGAAATAGATCTTGGCGCTGGTTCTGGCTGGGTAATATATCAATCAGGTACGGACTTGAAGTTCAAGTACAACGGTGTCGATAGATTTAAATTAAGCTCTGCAGGTGCTTTGACTGTAGAAGATAACGTAACAGCTTATGGAAGTGCATAATGGTTTTACCTGCATCAGGAAATCCTCTATCCCTTAACCAGCTTCATATAGAAGCAGGGGGTACTAGTGGTACTGAGTGTTCCTTAAATGACGCTGATATTAGACAGATCATAGGTGTGTCTGCTGATGGTTCACAAAATATTCAACAGTATTATGGTCAATCTTCAAGTTTTGCTAGTTTTGATGAAATAGTAACTGCCGACAATACATCAACAACAGGTTCTAGGTACGTGTCTTTTCCCGGTGGCGTTAGTGATGGTGATATCATCATAGCATTTAGTTACGACTCAGGTAATGCTACTAGTGCAAATGCGCTTGCTGGTCAAGGCGCAAGACTTGATCTTAATGGGTACTGGGTTGCTGCACCTTCTGCACATCATGTTCAAGATATAGCAAACGCTTATTCAATGTGGTGGCCTCACGCTCACACTTTTGATGTATATGTACAGTCAATAATTTGTAATTCTTCTACTGCAAATAGTTTTTATTGGACACCAAATGATACCTACGGAAAACAATGTCAACTTGTTATGGTAAAGTATAACTCAAACGGAGCTACTAACGCATCTTATGCTGGTTTTGTAGGTGGGGGAACAAATGCTATAGGTAATTACGGTGCTAGTCTCGCTCCATTTAATGTCATATCAGGAAATCAAACCATTCAAGCTTCTCAAATGCACCCCGGCAATTTAGCTAGTAGTCAATCTATAATATCTGTTATGATAAAAGGTGGTGATATGACATCAAGCAATTATGCAACCTTTAGCACAGCAGGTGACGCAAGCGGTGTGATCACAGACAATGGAAATCGCAACTATATCAACTTTCAAAATCAAGTGCATGGTCACTCCTATGCTTTACAATACTATACTAAACAGGAAACAAAGCCTTCCTCTGGCACATACTCAGATATAACTGTTAGTACAAACGGCACTGCAGGTGGTGGCTTTGCTTACTACCATTTTTTCATGGAAATATATTAATGACACCTGAAGAACTAGAAGCTATGCTAGATCGTGCAGCCAAGCGTGGAGCTACAGCAGCCTTGCGTGAAGTAGGACTACACGATGACGATGCCAGAAAAGATATACAAGAAATGCGTAGCTTATTAGAAGCGTGGCGTGATACACGTAAAGGTGTTTGGTCAACTATTGTAAAAATGTCAACCGTAGCAGTAATAACATTCATTGCAGCATCATTGTGGATGCAAATAGGGAAATAAAATATGGCTCAGAAATTTGTAGGGTTTAAGCCTGAAACAATACAGAATAAAATACTACCAGCGTTGGGCTATAATGGACCTACCGATGAAAAGTCTATTAACCTGTTCCTAGCAGCTAACCCTGCAGCAGCAGCCAAGATGGGTAAGTACACTATGGCAGCTAGGCAGATGGTTGAGGGTCAACCTATAAAAGCTGCT